ACCTTTGGAACCATGTTAAACAGACTGGTTCTCAAACCTCGTATTCGACATTGAGCGGTATTTTAGCTATCTTTCCGCAGATTCTAGCGAAACACCACTATTTGCTCTCATGGAGCAGGTCTCCAAACTGACCTTAGGTTTAGTATAACATACTAAAGCACCTTTTTCAAAATTTCTATAACTTCTTTCTTCTGCTCAATAGAAAAATAACTCATATTAGATATATAATCGGCAGTTTGAGAGATTGTTTCCTTATCTGCTTGTAAAATTTTGTCTTTGATGTATTTTTTATCTTCACTTGATATTTTTTCTAAATTATAGATAGCTACAATAGCACGGAGCTTATTATCTTTTTCTGATACATCTTCTAAAACTTCATATTCAATTGTTCCTCCCGCAATCCATTGAACAGAATTAAGCCAACCGTGATAGATACACTTGACGTCATATAATCAATTTTGATATTCAAAATCTTTTTTTACATCACCTACTTCTACGCTTTTTCTGTCATAAGCATAATCAATTCTAATTGTTTTTACGCTGTCTTGCTGTCCCATTCTAGTCCTCCTGTTTTAATCCAATCATATATTTCCTCGCTTAAGCATTCAGTTACAATATTCCAAGCTTCTTCAACTGTTTTTGGTTGCTGATTTTCCCAATAATCTTCAATAGTGTCAAGTTCAGATGTAAACTCAAAAAGATTTTGCACACTTTTTAAAAGAGCTTGTGGAGTAGTAATCTTACTAAATTTTGGATTTAGGTTAGGTGAAACAGTAAAAGTTAGCTGACTTTCTGTTTCATCAATTGATTTTAAATCAATTACTCCAATTTTTACTAATTGATAGCGTTCCATAATAGTATCTAATAAGTCGTATATTGATTTCTTATCAATTTTTCTATTACATTCACGCATATCTTCATCATAGTAATACCTAATCGGTACAATCATTTGTTCTTTTTTAAACTCAACCATTATTTTTCTCCCCCAATTAATCAAATATCACAACACCATTATCAATAAAACCAATATAATACGCTTGTGTTTCTCGTTTATCCGCAGGTTCTTCACCTCTTGCAACTAAGATGATGTCTCCACTTTTGGTTTGCCAGATGTCTAATAAGTCTGGTTCAAGGTCTAAATCTGTGGTAAGTTCTAAAAGTTCTTCTTCACTATATTTTCGTTGGCTCATAATTATTCTCCTTTTTATGCTACTTTAATAAACAACTCTGATAGTTTCTTCTCTTGTACCAAGTTTTGATAATTGGTAAAGCATGGTGCTAAGTCATGTTTGAAAGTTTGAAAGTCACTAGCTTCTACAATGATACGCAAAACTTCATTGTAATAATCTTCTTCGTTATAAAAACGTTGAGGGTTAAGTCCTTGTTCCATTGTCGCTTGAACAATCGTATAACTTTTAATTTTATCCCAAATTTTTGTATCATATCCTGTCTCAACAGTTCCATTTTCAATAATTTCTTTTTTTAGTTTTTTCAATTCTTTTTGTGTTAGTGTTACCATGATAGACACCTCTTTTTCCTCTTTATCTTTACAATTATATTATAGTATATGTAATATAATTTGTCAAGTGTTTTTTACTAAAAATATACAAAAATATCCCTAAAATATTTTAGGGATTGCTTTTAAAAACTATTCAAATTGTTTTGCTATAGCTCGAATGACAGGTACGGTTACCGAGTTACCTGCTTGTTTATAAAGCTGACTATTGCTATTGACTTCTTTTTCTTTCTCAAACGCCCAATCTGGAAAACCTTGTAGTCGCCAACATTCTTTTGGAGTTAATTTACGGATACGATAGCCGTCTGTAATTCCAAAAGTTCCCATTGTTGTAAATCCTCGGTGACCTGTTGTTGTTAATGTACCGATTTCATCTCGATAGGACTTATTGTAAAAATCATAAACTTGTAACAAGTTGTTTTCATGCCACGAATTACTTGATAATGTCGGAGAGATTGTGTGTACACCACCTTTGTTAAACCCTCTGCCTTTTTGAATAATTTTAGGTTCTTGACCGCCACCTTGCATAGTCTGAATTGTTGGAGCAAGCCCTTCTGGGCTGTACACTCTATTAGTCATTTCAAACTTACCTAGCATTGTTCCTATAACTTTAGTTGAAACTTTTTCTGCATTTCTTCGGATAGGAAATATATTTCTGGTACGCTCTCCTCTAAGATGTCCGATAATGAACACGCGCTCTCTGTTTTGTGGCACTCCGAAATCTTTGCTGTTAAGCACTTGCCATTCCACATCATACCCCAGTTCCCATAAGACTGTGAGGATTGTCTCGAAGGTATTTCCGTTGTTGTGGTTAAGCAATCCTTTGACGTTTTCAAGGAATAAATATCTAGGTTTGAGAATAGATGCGAACCTTGCAATTTCAAAAAAGAGAGTTCCTCGTGTATCTTCAAATCCTCGTCTTTTTCCCGCAACGCTGAAAGCTTGGCACGGAAATCCTCCACAGATAATGTCCACACTTCCGATTCGTCGAATAGATTCATCTGTAACGCTTCTGATGTCATGATATTCAATCTCCCCCTCTGTATCGTATATTGCTTTATAACTTGCTCTAGCGAACTTATCTACTTCACAAAAGCCCACACATTGATGACCGAGACTTTCTAACCCCATACGGAAGCCACCAATACCTGAAAATAAATCAAAAAACTTCATCTTTTTTCCTTTCTACTGTATTGGTGCTTAACGTCCAAATTTTCTGTGATTAAAGAGTTTTTATCTTCGTATGGGAGTTCTAGTTCTTCAACTGTAAATGTAACTTTATCTAAATCAAAAAACTCTTTTAATTTCAATACCATTTTTACCTCTAGCGATGTGCTACATTATTTCTATCGTTCCAAAGACTATCTAGAGTAACAATATCCATAAACAATATAGCTATTGTTGCTACTATCACTTCCCAACGAAAATTTGTCGCAAATATCCCTATAATACTCGCTACAAGACCAACTAACATAACGACTGTTAGAATAATCTCATAAATATGTAGCCGTTTTTCAAATCCTGTTTTTTTAACTTCAACTGGTTGTAGGTGTTGATGATAATAATTTTGAGCTTTGTTTTTATATTCCTCTGAATATTCATCTTTTGTCATTTCTTCTAGCATAAGTTTTAAATCTTTTTTATCGAAACGTTCTAGCATATATTCCAAATTTTCTCTTACATCAGCTTTCATCTGCTTTTCCTTTTTTATTATTGTCATATACCACTTTAAAATAGCGGTTAATATTTCCTGTTTTGTCATTTTTTTCTAGCATTAACCTTAAATCACGCTCAATACTAGTATCATTTGTTGATTTTTCCTTTTTTTGAAGAATTAAGTGTATTTCGTACATACCAAGTTCTTGATTTTTAATAAGTGTCTCTTCATATTTGTGAAGTGTTGATATTGCTTTATCTTTTGATTGCCACTTACTTTGATAACCTGCTATTTTCGGTGAGGTCAGAACACGATATTGGATATTGCTATCTGTTTCACTTCTCGCATTGTTTTGAACCTTATCTTTAGTCAATACAAGACTTGCTTTAAGTTGTCCCTCGAAAAGATAATTTTTGTACTCGTCAGCACGTTTTTTAAGGTTTTTAGGATATTTTTTGTTTATCTCCTTTAACATATTGTCATGCCAAGGACAGAGGTCAGCTAAACCATGTTTTACTCGACAATCTTTACACATAGGTAAACTACAGGTTTGATGTTTATGTTGACTATTAATCGGTACATCAAAAATGAAATTATTGTATCCAGTTACAAAATCACAGAGTGTTTCACTTTCTTTAACGTGGCAAATGGCGCACATAGCAGGTGATGTATACTTTTTAATATCCTCTACTTTTCTATCTTTTTCAGCTTCTACTTTTTCGGTTTCCTTGGTAGATAAATACTTGCTAAATTCTGTAACCTTTTTCATTTTCCGTGCTCCTTTAAGAAAATAATATTATCAAATTTCTCTTCATCACTAACCTTGTATTTATCAAAAAATTGTGGTTGAACCGATAACAAATTGTCTAAGAAGTGCTCATCAACCTTTAATGTATGAAGTAAGCTATCTAAGGTCAAAACGTTTAATAAAACAGAATTAAGCATACTTCGTATTTTAGAAGGTCTTTTCACCACTATTTCATCATCTAGCACCTCAAATATTTGGTAGCCTTTTTTGTTGATTAATCTATAAAAGTAACCACGTTGAGATGGACTAACTAAACCCAACTTAAACGCTCTTTCTTCAAGAATTGGTATAGAAACAGAATATTTCCGTTTTAAATCAATATAATTATCTGGATTACTTACTCGTTTTCCAACCAAATTAATCATATCTTCGCAAAACGGTTCTTTAGGAAGCAAAAAATAATAGGCAAAATTATTAGCTTCAGATTCTATTTCTAAGAACTCGTCTTTTGATAAGGCACTAAATTCAATATTCTTATGCAATAAGAGGTGTCCTAATTCATGAGCTAGGTCAAAGTTTCGTCCTACAGCTGTCTTTCCAACTTTTAAAATAATAAATGGTTTATAGTTGTTAGACCATATACTATAAGTATTTTCATCATCAGGGAACGTTCTTTCAGCAATATATACGCCTGCCACCTCTAGTTGATATAACAAATCACTGTTATCTTTAGAAACTCCTAAAAAGTCTTTTGCAAATAAAGCGATTTCTTCCAAACTAATATTATCGTGGATTTTCTCGGAAACACGCTTTGTTAATTCTATAATTCTTTGATTAGGTATTGTAACAATACTTTCCAGATAAACAATTAAACTATCTAAGGTGTTCAAATACGCTTCCTGTCTATCGGTAACTTTTCTTGTCATATTGCTTTCATCTCTAAAAGCTACTGCTGTCATATCAAAATTAGTATCATAACTTACTTGCGAGAAATAATCTAAACGTACTCCAAACAGATTAGCCATTTTGAGTTTAACTAGTGCTTTAGGAATAGTTTCATTTCTTTCAAATTGCCACACAGCTTGTTCTGATATATCTAATTTAGTAGCAAGTTCTCTTCTTGTCATACCATATAATAAGCGTAATTGCCTTAATCTTTCACCATTGAGCATATATCTCCTCTCTCCATTATTTATAACTTTATAAGCCTAGCCGAGGGAGCGAACCTCGGATTAGTTACGAAACCCTAGGCAACTATCGTGTAATGGAACCTTAAAATATAAGGAAGGTTTATTTATCAAATAACAGTTAACGAGTGTCAAGAATGTCAAATAATAAGTTTAAAGTCCCCTATACCTTTTTTAGATACACAAAGAAAATTGAGTTTTACATTGAGTTTCTCTAAGTATTGGAATTTGAATTGTATCTAAGGAGCGCTCACTTGCAAAACTATCAAAATCAAGGTCATCACTCACCCTTCTTTAGTTTTTAACCGATAGTTTTAATACCCACGATAGGAATCGAACCTATCTAGAACCATTGTGGGTCACCTACTCACTAATACTTTTAACACTACACTACTTCCAATTCTATTTCAATAAGGGTGTAGTGGTTAAAACCATAGTGTTTTTTGCTAATATCAGCCTTCTTAGAGAGTTCTTCATCGCTATATGCTCCTAATTCTGCTAACAGTTGCCCTTTTTTATAGATTGCCAACCAAGAAGCGTTTGTTTTCAGAAACTTAACTCGTACTTCAACAAATTCATCAGAAATAAATGAATTTACTGTTTCGATAGCTGCTAGAATTTCTGATTGTTGATATGGTACTCCGAATGCCAAAAATAATTTGACATTACTAGGTTCTTTTTTATCCTTATTTACTACGATAGTATTATGTGATTTAACAATATATTTGTCAGCCATGTAACTCTCCTTTATTTAAAAGTTGGTAATTTCTTTTAAAAGTTCGTTTTTTTCAAAAATATTCCCTAATTCTGTAACCTTGGGACGATTTAGAAAACCGAGTTCTTCAAGGGTGTAGTGACTTTCCGTTAAACAAATAACCATTTGTTTATCTAATGATTCCAGTTTTAAGACATCACCCTTAACAAAATAATCTTCTTCTGTTGTCAAACCTTCAACATCTATTTCAGGGAGGATAATGTACTCATCTTTTAAGTAACCAAATCCTTGTAAGCATTGTCCTGAAAGAAACATCATTGTGATTTCTTCCTCTTCTCCAATTTCATAAAAAAATGGTTTTAAAAGGACATTGTGCTTTTTATCAAAAACTAAGTTTA